GTAGGTATCAGAAGTGGTGGTTATCAGGTTACATCAACTAAGAACGTTCCGTTTGAATTGCTGACACCTACAATCCAGATCATGCAATTCAAGGAAACAGGTGTTTCACCTACCATGAACACAACATCTGGTACATCGATCGGTAATGGTAGCAATATTGTTGACCAAGCATCGTTCGTGAACAATGGTGTGTATGATGAGATTCAGTTGAATGAAGAGAACTATTTTGATAACCCCAGAATCATTTGCTCGGCATTGAACGAAGCAAATAAACTGGAAGGCAGTAAGTCGATGACCATGAAGATCAATGTTAACACGACAGTAAATAATCTGTCGCCTGTCATTGACTTGGATAGGGTCTCTGTGATTACAACCTCCAACAGAATCAACACTTGGAATGGTGGTGCTTCTGTTCTGGGTCTTCAATCTGAAATCAATCCTGATGCGGATGTTTCAACCCTACCTTATGGTGATCAGAATGATGCTGTCTACCTCACTCGTGTTGCTAGACTTGCAAATACTTCTAGATCGATTCGCTTGATGATCTCTATGCAGAGATATGGCGACTCCAATATCGAAGTCTACTATCGCACCCAGAAACCTGGATCTGAGAAGCAGATGAACGATATTGGTTTCGTAAGAGTTCCTGTTCCTGATGTTGGTTCTACTAATGCAGGTGAGGAAGAGTGGGAAGATTTTGAATATGTGGTTGAAGGTGAGGAGTTCCAAGCCTTCCAAATCAAGATTGTGATGAAGTCCACTAACCAAGCGAAAGTTCCCCTGATTAAAGATATGAGAGCCATTGCATTTGCATCATGAAGAATGGAAAACCAAGATTCGTCCCCGTTATTGGGGACGAAAACAGAGGTCTTTTTAGGGACACTGAAACTAATGCCATCCTCCTTAGGGACAAGGATGAGTATGATAAATACATGAAGTCCTACAATGAAAGACAAAAAAAGAAGATGGCATTCGATGATTTACAAAATCAAGTGAATGACCTAAAATCTGATGTGTCAGACATTAAAAGTCTACTTTTACAATTAGTTAATAAGGAGAAGATCTAATGCCCGCTGATGTGACCGAAACTCAATCCCCCGAAGAACTGCTCGCAGGGTTCAAACAACGTTACCAAGCACTTGCCGACGAGACCCGCAAACTGCAAGCAAAGATTCGTGAGAATGAGCAACAAGGACTGAAACTCCTGGGTGCTATTGAGACCCTGGAATATCTCAATCCTCACCTTCCCGAAGCACCTGCTGAGGAAGAAGAAACAACCGAAGAATGATAAAGAGGACCTTCGGGTCCTCTTTTGTTTTGGGTATAAATAGACAAGAGAAGACCCTTGCCCCCGCTAGCGTTCATATAAACAATGGCAAATAGAATCCAGTTAAGACGTGACGGTGCTCAACAGTGGGCAAACGTCAATCCAGTCCTTGCCCAAGGCGAACTTGGTATCGAACTAGATACCTCGCGTCTGAAAATCGGGGACGGTGTTACTCCGTGGAACTCATTGAAATATGAGAGACCACTCGAAACGGAATCGAACACCGCCAACACTCTCGTTAAGAGAGATGCTGATGGTAACTTTGAGGCAGGTGCTATCAATGCCACACTGATTGGTAACGCTGCTACTGCAACTAGACTTGCCAACGCTAGAAACTTCACCCTGACGGGTGACATGTCAGGTTCGGCATCCTTTGATGGTTCTGCCAACATCAACATCACCGCAGAACTGAACTTTCAACCTGGTCTGCCTCACTATGATGAGAATGACCTGAATGCTACTGGTACATATACAAGACTTGTTATTGACTCTCGTGGTCGTGTTGTCACAGGTGACAGCCCCACAACCTTGACAGACTATGGTATTGGAGACGCTCAACCATTATCATCTGACCTGACTGCTATTACTGGCATCACCACTATTGGTATGCTGACCAGAACTGGAACTGGCACATATGCCACACGTCAGGTAACTGGTGCTCCTGGTCGTATTCTTACCTCTAATGCTAACGGTCAGACTGGCAATCCGCTGGTGGACCTTGCTGATACTCCTGTCGTTATTGGTTCTTATAACCCAACTGGATCTGTTTCTCTTGATCAACCAGAAACTTCTGTTCAAGAAACAGGTTCAATTCACCAGACTGTTAACACTACTGAATTTACTGTTGATAGATATGGTCGTCTGACCTATGCCGTCACTGCACCTATCTCCACTGCAAGAGAAGGTACTCTGGCACCTGTCTATGATAATGCCACCGCTTACGCTCGTTATGATAAGGTCAAGAATGGAGATGATCGCCTGTATGAGGCTATCCTTCCTATTAACGCTGGCGGCGGTGAACCGACACACACAGACACCTCCGATACAGGGTCTTGGAGATATCTCGGATCTGCTCTGACACCTCAGAAGGGTCTTGCATCTTTCTCCCAAGAAGACTTTGATGTAACTCAGTGGGATCACGCTGGCGGTATCCAAGGTGGTTATGTCACGATTGCTAATCGTGGCGTTGACAACCTCCAACTTCAAAATAACAGAATCTCCTTTGCTGATGGAAATACAAAAGAAGATTTTGAACTTGATCAAGAACTTACTAGCACCACTGGATACCGAGGATTCAATTATCTTAACTATATCAAAGTTAATGATACGAGCGGTAATCTACTTGTTGGCGCTAATAATACAGGGGACAGCGGAGCTGGGGCACTTGATGTCAACGTACGCTCGTACTACTCTGATCCTAATATTGATCTCGATGGCGCTACTGATCAACTCATTGATAAGTATGGAGATGGTAACCTAGACATCTTCCTTACACAAAACTCTGCTAGCAATCGTTATTTCAGTATTGCTTCTACCAATACTGGTACTGGTCAAGCACTGCTCGACATTTCGGCAGACAACGACATCACGATCTATGCTACTGATGTCAACAGCAGAGTCAACGTAGAAGACTATCACTTCCAAGATAACGTCCTGTCCACCACCAACTCCACAATGGTGTTGGACCCCAATGACGATGATGACGTTACTGGTCTTGTGAGAATTCGTGGTGACCTCCAAGTTGATGGCACCACAACCACAGTCAATAGCGTAACAACGACTATCCAAGACCCCATCATCACACTTGGTGGTGAAGATACGCTAACATTAGATGACAATCTGGATCGTGGTATCGAATTCAGATACTATGATAGTCAAGAGAGGTTTGGTTTCTTTGGTTGGGATGAAGATTATGCAGATGCTAACATATGGAATGGCACTGGCGGGTATCGGTTCCTCTACAACGCGACCAACACGAATGAAGTTTATGCTGGCACTGACGCTGCTCTCATTGCTGGTAACCTCAGGCTCACAACAAACACAGGATCCACATCTACCACGACTGGCACCCTGGTAGTCACTGGTGGTGTCGGTGTCTCCGAGAATGTATACATCGGTGGTACAGTTGACATCGCTAATGATCTGGATATTGGTAGTGGTGAGTTTGTTGTCACCGCTGCCAACGGTAACATCTACACACAAGGCGACTTGCAAGTTGACAGTAATGTCACTTTGGGTAACGCATCAACTGACACTGTACTGGTCAACTCTGACACCACGTTTGAAGACGACGTAAGAGTTGTTGGACCTAACACTGTCTTCTCCATCACTGATGGAACTACTGAAAGATTTGTAATTGATACTGACAACGGTAACATTCATTCTGATGGCACACTTGATGTTGATAGTGGAGTAACATTCAACAGCACACTGGATGTTGATGGTGCTACTACTCTTAATAATACTCTTGATGTTGATGGAAACAGTGTGTTCCATAACAACATTACTCTTGATACCACTGGTAAGTATTTCAAGATTACCAATGGTGTATCTGATAAGTTTACAGTGCTGTCTACTAATGGCAACACCAACATTGTAGGCACCCTAGATGTTACAGGTAACGTAACCTTAACAAATAATTTGACTGTAAATGGCAGTCAGACTACGATCGGTAACAGTAACACAGATATTCTTACTGTCAATGCCGATGTCACATTTACGGATAACCTTACGGTTAATCAGCCCGTTGATTTTGATTCCACTCTTAATGTTGACGGCGCTGTTGACTTTAATAATACTCTCACAGTAGATGGTACAACCACCGTCTTCAATGATGTTCTGCTGAGAGCTGCTAACAAGAGTTTCCAAATCCAAGATGGGGCATCAAACACTCAATTGAGTGTTGACTATGATAATGGTAATACTGTAATTGGTCGTTCTGGTCTGGGTACTTCTTCGGCAGGTACGCTGACCGTTCATGGTAACGCTCTGTTTGAGACAGATGTTACTATCAATGCCACTCAGACAACCATCGGTAATGCAAACACCGATGTCTTGACTGTTAATGCTGTTTCCACCTTTACCGACAATGTAACAGTCAACGGCGATCTGGAAGTTGATCAGAATGTAATCATTAACCAGAATCTCACAGTCCACGGCACAACCACCACTGTGAATTCCACGGTGGTCACTCTGGACGATCCTATCGTCACTCTGGGCGGCGACACTGCCCCTACAAGCAGCGATGGTAAGGATCGTGGTGTTGAGTTCAGATATTATGCAAACTCTGCTGCTCGTGTTGGTTTCTATGGTTGGGACGAGTCGGCATCTCGTTATGCCTTCTACCACAACGCTACCAATAGCAGTGAAGTATTCAATGGCACCAGGTCTGGTATTGATGCTGGTTCCATCAAACTGTTTGACGCGACCAATGCCACCTCTTCTTCCACTGGCGCTCTGATCGTTGGTGGTGGTGCTTCTGTCGGTATCGATCTATATGTTGGTGACGATCTGGTCGTCGCTGACGCTGGTAGTTTCGGTGGAAACGTTGACATTACAGGAACTCTGGATGTCACCGATGACTTTGCAATTAACACTAATAAATTTACAGTCGATGCTCAAACTGGTAACACTGTCATTGATGGCACTTTCCTTGTTCGCGGTAACAGCACAATTGGTAATGCTGGTACAGATGCTCATACAGTAAATGGTACAGTTCAGTTCAACCATGCACTGACTGGTGCCGCACGAGCAAACATCCGTGACTTGAAAATTGGTACAGATGCTGCCAATGAGATCGGAACGCTGGCAGGAAATCTAATCCTGGATTCGACAGGTGGCACTGTTAATGTCACAGACAATCTGGACGTTGATCTGGATCTGAATGTTGACGGCAACACTAAGATCGATGGCACTCTGACTGTTGATGGTAATGCCACAATCGGCAATGCTGACACCGATGCTCACACCGTAACTGGCACCGTTCAATTTAATCAGGCATTGACAGGTGCTGAGCGTGCTAACATTCGCGACATTAAGATTGGCACGGATGCTGCTAATGAGATTGGCACTCTGGCAGGTAACCTGATCCTTGACTCCTTTGCTGGCAAGGTTCACATCACAGATAATGCTGAGGTAGATGGATTCCTGAAAGTTGACGGCAATACAACTTTGGGTGATGCTGTTGGTGATACTCTAACCGTTAATGCAACATCCACATTCAATGCTGCTATCACTTCAACAGATATCACTGCCGACAGCATCAAGATTGGTGTTGATGCCAGTAATGAGATCAGTACAACTACTGGCAACCTCATCCTTGACTCCGCTGCTGGCACCGTCAATATCACCGATAATGCTGATGTAGACGGCAACCTCAACGTTGATGGCAATACGCAAATTGATGGCACTCTAACTGTTGACGGTAATGTAACTCTTGGCAACGCTGGCACAGATGTTCATGTCGTGACAGGTACAGTTACATTCAATAATGCCATGACGGCAACTGATGTAACTATCGATAACATCACAATCGGTGTTGTTGCTAACAATGTCATTGACACTACCTCTGGCAACCTCACATTGCAGTCGTTTGGTGGCACTGTTTATACCGATGCAAATCACACCGTAAATCAAAGTTTGTCAGTTCTTGGCAATACCACACTTGGTAACGCTGGCACTGATACCCATACTATTACTGGTAACGCTACGTTCAACAATTTCGTTGACATGAATAGCGGTGCCGATATTGACGACATTTCGTTTGATACTCGTACTATCAGTGCAACTGGTGGATCACTGGTTCTCGATTCTTCTGTCAATAATGTTCAGGTCACCGCTAACCTTGGCGTTAGTAACAACTTGACTGTTAGCGATAGTGCAGTTCTTGGTTCTAGTTCTGCTGACTCTCTGACAGTTAATGCAATTTCCACATTCACTGCTCCTATCACTTCGACCAACTTGACTGCCGACAGCATCAAGATTGGTGTTGATGCTAATAACGAAATCAGCACACTTGCTGGTAACTTGATTCTAGATTCCTTTACAGGTGAGACTGTAATTGATGACAACCTCACTGTTAATGGAACACTGGATGTTGATGGCACAACAATCATCACTGATAGTGTATTTGTAAGAGCAGATAATCAACAGTTTGCAGTTCAGACTGGTGCTTCTGTTACTGTCTTCTCTGTTGATAGTGACAATGGCAACACGGTCATCGCTGGTACTTTCAATGTCAACGGCGCTTCGGTCATCGATGACACCCTGAACGTTACTGGCGCTGTTGATTTCGATAGCACATTGAGTGTTGATGGCATTCAGTCAATCACCAATACAACCAACGCATCTACTGGTAGCGGATTCTCTGCCTCTGGTGCTCTGCGAGTTGCAGGTGGTGTGTCTATCGCTAGGGATCTGGCAGTTGGCGAAGACTTCAAGGTCTATGGCGACTTTGAGGTAGATGGTAACGTCGTCCAGAAAGGTAACCAGGAATTCCGTGGTCGTGTTGAGTTCTCCAAGAGTGAGAACCCAACCAGCCTGGCAGATGATGCTCCGATTATGGTCACCAGTGGTGGCATGACGATCCTAAAAGATGTATACATCGGTGAGACTCTGTTCTTGGGTGCTAATAACGCCACCAAAATCACCGTTGATGGCGTAACGGGTAACGGTTCGTTTAGTGGAACTCTTGGTGTTACTGGCATCACAACACTGACAACTCTAAATGCTACCTCAGTAACTACAACTGGTAACATTGCATCTGGCGGAAACCTCAGTGTCGGTGGATCTAATTTTATCGTCACCGCCGCCAATGGTAATACTTCAATTGCAGGCACCCTTGGAGTCACTGGTGCTACAACTCTTACTAGCACATTGAATGTACAAGCAGCAACTGATCTCGATAGCACACTGAATGTTGATGGTGCTGCTACATTCAACAACACAATTACACAAAATAGCACATCCTTGTTCAAGGATAACTTCGTTCTGCGTGGTGCTAGCAAGACTCTCAAACTTCAAAATGGTTCTTCTCAGGACCGTATCACTCTTGAATCTACCACTGGTAACATAACCGCTGTTGGTCTGATAACTACCAACACTTTGAATGTAACCACGAATACTACTATCGGTGGTACTTTGGGTGTTACTGGCATGATTACTGGTAACGTTACGGGTGACCTCACAGGTACTGCCGACAAGACTGATCTGGTTAACATCACCGAGACTGCATCTTCCAACCTCAACTACTTTATCCCCTTCGTTTCTACGAATACAGGATACACCGAGGTTCGTACAGACTCTCAGAACTTGTCCTACAACCCGTCAACCAACACAATGACGGTAAACAACTTCAAGTCAACCACGAACTTTGAAGTTCAAGGTAACTTGAACGTTACTGGTAACGTTACTTACGGTCAATCTCAGGTTGGTGATATCAGCAACCACAACACCGATGCTCTGGCAGAGGGCACCACTAATCTTTACTTCACCGATGAGCGTGTTGACGATCGTGTTGCCGCTCTGATTGCTGGTGGCACAGGTATCTCTGCTAGTTATGATGATGTCGGCAATCTGCTCACATTGAGTGCAGTACAGGCAGATCTGAACACAGATAATTTCACTGAGGGTTCTACCAACCTCTTCACTACTGCTGCTCGTACCCGTACACACTTTACTTATGGTACAGGTATTCAGCACGATGGTTCTGGCACTTTGAGTGTTACACAGTCGGATATCAATACCGACAACGTAACTGAGGGATCTACTAATATCTTCTTCACTCAGTCTCGCGCTCGCGGTGCATTCAGTGTCAGTGGCGACCTCGGTTACAACGCCTCCACTGGTGTATTCAGTGTAACTCTACCCACACAAGCATCTCTGAATGTTGATGATCTGATCACGTTGACAGGTCGTGCTAACGGGTCTACTCACCTGGCAACATTCGCTGGCAGCACTATCTCCGACAACAACACCATCAAGGGTGCTCTGGGTCAGTTGGAGACTGCTGTTGAGACAAATGCTTCTAATCTGACTGCTGCTACTGGATCTGGTCTGGACCTGTCTCAGAAGTCCACCACGGACCTCTCTGAGGGCAATAACCTCTACTTCACCAATGAGCGTGTTGATGATCGTGTTGCTGCTCTGATCTCTGCTGGTACAGGTATTTCTTCTACCTACGATGATTTAGGTAACCTGTTGACTCTGAGTGCAGTTCCTGGCGACTTCGATACCGATGACATCTCTGAGGGCACAACAAATCTGTACTACACAGATACTCGTGCTGATGCTCGCATTGCTCTCCAAGTTGGGGCAAACCTGGATCTGTCTCAGAAGTCCACCACGAATCTCTCTGAGGGCAACAACCTTTACTATACAAATGCTCGTGCTGATGCTCGTATCGCTCTTGCTGCTCCAAATTATGCAACCGCTGCTCAGGGCACGCTGGCAGATTCCGCTACTCAACCTGGCGATAACATCAGCACTCTGAATAATGACTCTAACTTCATCACTTCTGCTGGTGCTCCTGTCCAGTCCGTCGCTGGCAAGACTGGCACCGTCTCTCTGGTTAAAGGTGATGTTGGTCTGGGCAACGTTGATAACACTTCTGACGCTAACAAACCTGTTAGCACTGCTCAGCAGACTGCTCTGAATCTGAAAGCAAATCTGGCATCGCCTGCTCTCACAGGCACGCCTACTGCTCCTACTGCTACTCAGGCAACTAACACAACTCAGGTTGCTACCACAGCATTCGTCCAATCCAATCTGACCGCATCGCTCTTGCGTGCTGCTCTGGGTATTCCTGAATATGCTTCTGATGGTTTGGCAACAGCTGGTGGACTCGCTGCTGGTGATGTCTACTACAACACAATTTCTAGCACATACACTACCGTCTGATAACCAATGGCATCTCCAACTTCTAAGGCAGAACTCAAAGAATACTGCCTCCGCAGACTGGGCAAACCAGTCTTGGAGGTTAATGTATCTGATGATCAGTGTGATGACGCTATCGATTACTCTATCCAAAAGTTTCAGCAATTCCACTACGAGGGTGCTGAACGTGTGTACTTGAAGCATCGGTTTACCACTGCTGAGATCGCTGCTGGTAAGGCAAATACAGATAGCATTGCTGTTGATGGTACAACGATATGGAAAGAACAGAACGCTTTCTTATCAGTTCCTGAACATATCCTCTCAATTGAGGGCATGTTTGCCTTTACTGATAAGGGAACACGCAGCATGTTTGATATTCGTTATCAGATGCGACTGAATGATTTGTACGATTTTACATCTACACAGTTCTATCATTATTACATGATCCAACAACACCTTGAAAGTATCGACTTCATCCTGGAAGGTATGAAACCTATCAGATACAATCAGGTGCAAGATAAACTTTATTTGGACTTCGACTGGTCTGAGGATGCACTGGAAGATCAATATGTGATCATCAAGTGCTGGCGTGCTCTCGATCCTAACACATGGACTGAGATCTTTAATCAGATGTGGTTGAAGGACTATGCCACTGCAAAAATTAAAAAGCAGTGGGGTCAGAATCTCACCAAATTCCAGAATGTCCAAATGCCAGGTGGTGTCACTTTGAACGGTGAGATGATCTACAACGATGCTGTTGAGGAACTCAAAATCCTCGATGAGCAACTTCGTACTACCTGGGAAACTCCTCCCCTAGACATGATCGGATGACATGGCACTTAACAGTTACTTTACCCAAGGAACAACAGGCGAGCAAGGTCTTGTACAAGATCTCGTCGATGAGCAAATTAAAATGTTCGGCAAGAACGTGTACTACATCCCCAAGACACTTGTCAAAGAAGATAGTGTCTTCGGAGAGGACACACTCTCTAAGTTTGAGGGTGCCTTTGAGGTGGAAGTCTATCTTGAAGATGCTGGTGGTTTTAGGGGCGACGGCGATATCTTTTCAAAGTTTGGTGTCAGAATTCAAGATCAAGTTACCTTCATCATTTCCAAGCGACGCTTCACAGCAGCAGTAGATGATAACGCTACTCTTATTGTAGAAGGTCGCCCTAACGAAGGAGATCTGATTCACTTCCCCATGGTGGGTAAGACATTCCAGATCCAGTATGTAGAGCACGAACAACCTTTCTTCCAATTAGGAAAAATCTATACCTGGGGTCTGCGTTGCGAACTGTTCGAGTACAGTCACGAAGACTTCGATACTGGTATTGCTGAGGTTGATGCTGTCGAGACTAACTTTGCTAATGCTGTTGGTGTCATCTTTGCTGAGGGCGGTAGTGGCGACTTTACTGTCGGTGAGACAGTGACAGGTTCTGTCACCAACACCACTGCCGAAGTTAAGACTTGGGATAGTGCAACCAGAACTCTTGTTCTTATCAATAGAAGTGGTCGCTTCTCAGTTGGCGAGACGTACACAGGAAACGACAGTTCTGCTGTCTGGACTACTGCATCTTACAATACGCTAAATAATTTGAACTCAGAATATGATCAAAACTTTGCTATCGAATACGAAGCGGATCAAATTATAGACTTCACTCAGTCTAATCCGTTTGGCGAATTCGGTAACAGTGGAGGAACACTCTAATGCTAGGAACCTACTCTTACCACGGCGTAATCAAAAAAACCGTCGTTGCCTTTGGCACACTATTTAACAACATCGAGATTCGTAGAACCTCTGGATCCAAGACAGAGACTATGAAGGTTCCTTTGGCGTATGGACCTAAGGACAAATTCTTAGCACGTCTGCGTCAAGTTGGAGACTTGACTCAAAAGGATCAAGTACAGATCACTCTGCCTAGAATTGCGTTTGAGATTCAAGCAATCACATATGACCCGACAAGAAAAGTTTCACCTACCCAGTATATCAGACATACAACTGGTGACACAACGAATAAAGGTTATATGCCTGTGCCATATAACATCAATTTTGAACTCGCAATCCTGAGCAGAGCACAAGATGATGCTTTACAAATCATTGAGCAGATTCTACCATTCTTCCAACCAAGTTTCAATATCACGATGAACTTGGTTCCAGATCTCGGAGAGAAGAGAGACTATCCAGTAACTCTGACATCTATTAACTATGACGATCAGTATGAAGGTGATTACGACACACGTCGTACCTTGATCTACACGTTACAGTTCCAAGCAAAGACTTACCTGTATGGTCCTATTCAGGACAAGAGTGGCGAAATCATCAAGAAAGCAATTGTCGATTACGCTACCGACTCTGCACCCACCGCTCCGAGGGAAGTACGTTATCAAGTTACTCCAAAGGCAACTGAGGATCTCAACAGCGATGGTAACATCAACACTCTCGATGATGCCTTGCTGAATCCTGATGATAACTTCGGATTCAATGAACTTTATAGTGAATTTACAGATGGACTCTCACGAAACCCCGTCACAGGAGTTGACGAATAAATTTGATGGTATCTCCGATGCCCTTGATGTAGACACAGATATTGTGTCTACACAAAGCAAAGGTGAGATTGCACCTGTGGAAGAGTTCGCCTCAACCAAGGAGCAGTTGAAAAAAGACTACGAGTACACTCGTGGGAATCTATATTCTCTGATCGAGAAAGGTCAGGAAGCAGTAGATGGTATCTTGGAATTGGCACAGGAATCTGATCAACCTCGTGCATATGAAGTCGCTGGTCAGTTGATCAAGCACGTCGGTGACGTTGCTGACAAACTGGTAGACCTCCAAAAGAAGGTCGCTGAGATTGAGAATCCTAAGAAAACCAAAGAGGTCAACACTACAAACAACACTATGTTTGTGGGTAGCACAGCAGATCTCGCCAAATTCCTAAAACAGCAACAAGATAAATAGTATTTGTAGGAGTAACGTATCACCATGGCATCTAACGTCGTAACACCTGTGCAGTCTTTGGGGTCTCTCACAGACAATTCATCAACCCCACAAACAACTACGGGTCACATTGTCAAAACTGGCATTTATCGTCTGATCAATGCAGACTCACATAGCAACCATTTTTCATGGGGTGGTAATCCTGATGTGACATCTGATCCTCTGGTGATTCATACTGCTGTTAATGGTGCTGAGTTATTCAAACTTTCCAAACCCAAGAGAGCAAACATTATTGCTGCAACTGCTGCATCACCTTGTGTGTTGACAGTTGGTGGTGGTGGCACTCCTGCTCATAATTTCGTAGTTGGTGATTACGTTACTATCACAGGTGGTGACACTGCTGCATATAATGTTAGTCACGTTGAGGTTACTGCTGTAACTGATACCACTATCACCGTTACTTCTGATCAGTCTTCGAGTGCTGCATTTGCGGGAACTGCAACTGCTTCTAACAGCATCAAGATTCAGGCAAGGGGTGATACCAGCAACGGTCTGACCCTGTATATCGACGAAGTTCAAGTATCTGGTTGATGATATGCCTGCAAAGTCAATCAAGCAACAACGTTTCATGGGTATGGTTCGAGCTGCTCAGAAGGGTGAGGGAGCGGCATCGCCTGAGGTTGCCCAAGTTGCTGCCAGCATAAAGAAGAAAGACGCCAAAGACTTTGCTTCTACAAAACATAAGGGACTACCTATGAAAAAGGAAGAAT